GACCTGATGACAGAATAGAAGAGTCATCATCAATGTCTGCTCCTGCTATATACTGGTCAACATCTGTTACACCTAAATTAACAGTATTACCATCAGCAGCAGATTGAACTGATTCAATCATCTCAGCACCTGCAAACAAAATACAAGTATCAGTAGGTATAGTGATTGCTTCCACAATATCACCTGCAGAAAGAGCATCAAGATCAGCGTGTCCAAAATCTATAGTAGTTTGAACCATATAAGGTTTTCTACTTGGATTTCCAACACCTCTAGCATCAACTTTAAATGTACTAATTGTAGCCATTATTCAATCCTCCCTTATATGCCAGCTGCAGTTACATAACGTGCTGTAGTGATAGCTTCTGGGCGAAGTATCTTTCTACCATACAAGTGCATACCTCTTACGATATCTGCAAATGAATCTGGATCACGATATGTTTCTGTTTTACTTAACTGTTCGGCAGTTGCTACAGCAGAACCATGACCTGCAACAAGAACACCATAGTTTGTAGACTGTAGTGTTGAACTTGATTGAGCAGGACCAGAGCCTACTTGTGGTAAGTTAGACGATACGTATACATTAAAACCGTGAAGTTTTGTTACCTGTAGACCATTCGTAATTCCACCACCTGCATTCTGACCTTCAGCATAATCATTAATCATTAATCTTGAGTCTTCATCCATAAGAACTTCATGGAATACAGGATCAATGACTAACCAACGATCTGCTTTATCAACTTGCTGTTGATCAAGAAGTCTACTCATACGTGCAATAACACGTAAAGGAGTAGCATCTGTCGTTGCAATTGATGTTGCTCCGGGTAATCTAGGTTTAATTGGAATAGCTTCCCCTGAGTTAGCAGCACCACCGTCATTTAAACTGAAGTCAGTAGCGTCTATTTTCATAGAAGCTAATAATTCATCTGAATCTGCAGTAGAAATGGCTTTAGCACCATTAACACTTGTATTAACCGTAGCAGTTGTGCTATGTAAGCTAGACTGTGCGTAACCAGACATATAAGCTAAAACCTCTTGATCATACTGATCAGCAAGTCTATATGCAGCTCTGTCAGTAGCAAGTTGCATAAAGTTTACATGACTGTGTGCTTCTTCAATGTCATCCATCTTAAAAGCATAGTAGTTTGATTTATCAACAACGAGATTAAAGTCCTCATCATCTAAATCTTGAGCAGTAACCGTAGTACCTCTGGCATACGCTTTAACTGATATTTCAGGTTCTTTGATAATCCTGACTGTATCGCCTTGATTAGCAATTTCTCCAAAATAATCAGAGTTAGTTATATCTCCAACAACAGTTGCTTTACGAAATGCAAGCTGTACCTGTTTGGAGTAGATTACTGGTGAAAAATTACCATTAGGTAAATTACCGTAACCTGACGCTGTTGTAAAAGCCATAATAAAATCCTCCTATTGCTTGGCTTATTTAAAAGCTAAACATCTTAGAAGAGGCTATACTTTTTAGAGTGCATATAACATTAAGATAGCAAGTCTTAAAGTCAATGGGTCTATACTTATATAGGTAGTCTTTTATTGGTTTAGTCTTCATATTACTTACACACAAAGGTAGTCTAAATAGAGGCTTTGTGTCTAAGGGGTAGTTATACAGATAAAATCTTATTTGTCAAGTCTTTATCGTGCATTTCCTGAAACATCATATATTATTTTACCAGACATATGAGCTTCTCTTATTTTTTCTGCGTGTTTCTCGTATTCTCTATCAGACATTTTAGCAATATCAGATTCTCTAATTTTACCTGATTGATTTAAAACATCTACACTAGGTTTATTACCCTTATCTACCAACGAGGCAGCAGCTTTTGTTTTAATTTTTCTATCGCTTTTTGTAAGTCCGTAATCAACCTTATACAAGTCAAGAACACGTACAACCGAAGCAGCATCATCTTTATTTTCGTACAAAGCATTTTGAACCCACAAAGGTTGTTCTTCAACCCATTCGTGAAATTCATCTGAATCACGAAGTTGATCAAAGTCTGGATGAGCTTCTCTAATTTGATTTTCAGCATTGTTCCTAATTGCTTCTTCTTTTGCTTTACTAAGTTCTTCTAGTTGAATATTAGCTTTTTCAAACATTTGTTTTGCTCGTTTGTCAGCTATTGTTTCCACTATACCTGCTACATCTGGATATTTTTCTGCCCATGCAGAAAGTTCTTCATCAGATGTTGGTGGAACAAGTTTTTCTTTTTCACCTAATTGATTTTCTAGCTCTTCAATTTTGGCATTGTATTCTTTTTCTTTAGCAGCTAGATGTCTTCTTACATCTCCATAGCGAGTTTTAAAAGACTTTTCTTCATCACTAAGTTCAACTTCTGGTTTAGCTTCTTTAATTTTTTCTTCAGGAGTTTCACCTTTTTCTTCTATAAGTTGTTTTAGTTCTTCTTCATCTTTTTTAATTCTATCTTGATTAGTTGTTCTACTTCTGCTCATATATCCTGCAGTTTTTACTTTTTCAACATTTTCTAATTCTGGCATTTTACTTTTCCTTTCTTGGGGTCAACATTGTTGAGTAGCCAATCTACTTTTTTATACCTAGTCCTTTACCTCTAGGTTTTCTTGTCTTAGGTTTTGGTTTTGATCTTTGTAATAGTCCTCCTTTTTTAAATCCTCTACTTGCAGCAGCTTCTGCAGCAGCTTCATCACCTTTATCTATAGCATCTCTTTGAGCTTGTACTCTATCTTCAGTTACTTGTTGTGCGGCTCCTACATCAGGATTACTTATATAATCATCTGCTCTACTTTGTCTTTGCTCTCTGCTTCCAGTATCAACACCTATTTTTTTATCAGATTTATCTGTAGAAGTTACAACTCTAGAAGGAACATTTGGAAAGGTAGGACCATCAGATTTACCTACATCAGTACCACCATCTCCACCAGTATTTATATTATTAACACTAGGATTTGAGTTACTTAAATTTTCAATATAAGGTATAATTATAGAATCTTGAGTTAAACCTTTAGCAATAGCTACTTCCCAAGATGGCATACCCTTTATTGCTTCATCTATTTGCTCTTGCATACCTGTAGTATCTATTCCTCTAGATTCTGCAAGTTTCATGGCTGTAATTGCATTAGCTAAACCACCAGTTCTTATTAAAGGGATTCTTCCAAATATTGCACCTGCAATACCTGTTGGATTAACAAGACTGTCAATTTCTTGTTCAAATCTGTCTTGATCCCAACCAGTAAAATCATATTTATCTGGATCAGCACCCCATCCCGGAGGAGAGCTATCTCCACGCCTGTCCTCATTATCATCACTTCTACTTCTTTGTGCTTGAACATTTGTAGGAGATGGTGGAATAAGAGAATATTGTGGTGGCTTTGTATATTGAACATCTTCAGGTGGGGTAATAGTATTATTAACAAAAGTTACTTGATGAGCTTCTCCTGTTGTTTGATTGTAATAAGTAACTGTTCTAGTAACTCCTTGCTGATTAGCAGGATTAGATCTGTTAGGTCTTAAACTACCTCCTACTGTTCTAAAATCATCAGGATTATAAGTTCTACCTGCCTCTACTTGTGTTACATCAGAACTAACACCACCATTAGTAAAACCTACAGGTCCTCCTAAATATTTCTTTTTCTTTTTCTTTTCCTCTTCTCCAATAGCTATCATAGTAACAGATACAGGTTCACCACCAATACGACCTGTTGCAGCCATTTGTGCAAGACCACGTTTAGCTTGCATTCTTAAATCTTCAAAAAACTTTACACCGTAATATTGTACAACATCAGCAGGAACAACGTATTCACCTTCACTTAATTGTGCAGGTATATCATCACGAACTTCTTTAGCTAATGATCCCGGAGGTATTTCATTACCACTGACAGGATCTCTATCTAGTCCGTCATCTTTCATTCCACCTTCTTTAAATAAATTCATTTGTTGTTCCATTGTTAATCCACCCTTGTTATAATAAAGTGTTTGCCCTACTTTTATTTTATTAGCATTTTCTATTGCACCTAATTCTTTGTTTAATTTAATAAAACCTTCTAAAGGTATACCTAACTTTTGTGCAATTTTTGCCATTGAATCATTAGATTTAACTTTTATTTCAGACCTAGTATTAATATTTTCAGAAAAACTTTTTGGTCTTTTTAATGGTTGGTTAGAAAATTCTACATGATCAGGATTTTCAGATACTAGTTTTTCTTTTACTTTGTTTGTTACTACAAATCTTCTTACACCCACTAAAGCACTTTTTGAAAAAACTACAGGTGTAACTTGAGGATTACCCCCTACTGTTTGATATCCACCAACTCCAATAAAAAATAAATTTTGATCTTCAGGATATTCTTTTAAATATTTTTTTAAACCTGTTAAATTTCTAGAGAATCGTATATTGTCTGGATCTTTTTCTTCCAAAAAATTATCAACACTCCAATGTATACCTTTTGGTTCAAAAAGATGTTCAGCTTCTTCAGTTACAATTATTGTTAAATGACCGGGAGTATCTTCTCTTTTAGAATCTACAATTAAACCTACATCTCCTAGTTGAATATCACCCTTTTTAACTCTTTGACCTAAATCAAAATATTGTGCAGCACGCATTTTATTATAAGCTTGTACAGACATAGGTTTAGCATCTGGATAAAGCACTCCAGAATGATATACATTATTAGGATCTTGAGTAAGAGTTAAAAGTTCATTTATAAAAGCAGAGCACCAGTAAAAATCTTCATAATTAAATTTACCTGCTAATCTTTTTTTTATTTCGCCTCTTTCTAAATCTTCACCTGTAGCTAGTAAGTTAGCTTCTTTTTTATAATCTTTATCTAATTTATCTAAATATTCTTTTTTTACCCCTAAAGAATTTGCAAACATCTGTTTAATTAATTCATAATGTTGAGGGTTGTTTTGTTTTAAATTACTAATAAAAGGATTACCTTTTTTTAAAACAGGTTTTCCAAGCTCTTCATTCCACTCAAGATCTTTAAATTCTGTAGCCTCTTTTATCATAATATTAAAATCTATTATAGTTTTTAATAAAGGAGCTTCATCAAGTTCTGGAAATAAATCTGAGTAGTTTGAACGATTTTTTAAACTAGGTAAAAAAAGATCTTCTTGTATTTTTCTTTCGTTTTCTTTAAATTTAGTAAACAAAGAGTTTGTTACTCTAGCTTTAGCCATAGCTTTAGTTTCACCTAAATTAGAGTATGTTTCCATTCTTTTTTTAGGTATATCTTTTACTGATTCTTCTTTTTCTTTTCCTAAATTTTGAAAATAAGTGTCTAGTTTAACCTCTTCTTGACGTTGTTTTAAAGTTTTA